ACTTCCATACTAATTCTGAGCTAGATGTAAAATCTAACCAGGCTCCTCCACTTTTATATTTTACAGAAAATGTATCATTATATAATGGGCTTTTATATAATATATTTAAGTCATTAAAAGTGTTACCATATTGCACTAGTGATGTTTCTAAAATAAAAATATTACAATAATCTTCAAGTCTTTGTTGAGCTGCTAGTCCTAAGTCTGATATATAATTATCATCATTACTAAAAGTAATTTTAAGATGTTCTTTAAGTTGTGCAAGTGCTACTACATCATCTGGATTTCGTTGTATAACATCTAGATATTTCATTGTTTTGTATAACTTTTATTGTTTTATGTTATTCAGTTTTATCTTGTTTTTTCTTTTTTTTTGTTCTCTGGTAATTTTTGCCAGTTCGATTTATAAGGTTTTTAGGTCTGCTTGTTTCACAGCTCTGGTATAATTGAACACAGGGCTTTATTTATGCCTTACAATCGATTTGTCTATTATGTAAAAAAGGAAGAAACGAGGGGATAAATTCCCCAAGTTTCGACCATTTTTTTTTGCTATTAAGCTTCGATTAAATTTGATAAAACTTTAGCGTTTTGTACTGCATCTCCATCAACTAAAGTAGTAGCTACTAGAGTTCCTAGGCCTTGTCTAGATTTAGTGTATGGGTCATATAGTAAATCTAAACCACCGAATTGTGCTAGGTGTACTTTAGAGAAATCTCCAAATAATGCGTGTGCTTTATTAGCTGTTCCTCCGTTTCCTACATTAGTAGAAAAGAAACCGAAATAGTTATTTAACTCTTTGTCAGCTGGATTCCATAATGGTGCAACTCCAGCAGTTTGTAATAAAGTTCTAATAGTTGAGTATGCATCTTTATCGAATAAATAAGCAAATCTTCCACCTTGAAGATTTACATTTTGACCTAATACTGCTGCTTCTAAGTCGATGAAATCTTGAGCTGTTACTCCAGTTGCTCCTGCTCCTGCATCTGCAAATATAGACTGAGGAGCTCCAGTTACATCAGTAGTTCCTAGTAATGACTTTTCCCAAGTTGAAGCGATGTTCGCTGCCATATTTCTACGGATTGCTCCTTCTAGTCCTGCATTTTGTGTTAATGCTTCGTGTGATAAATCAACAACAGAGATAAGTTTCTTTGGTGATAAAGTTAAAGATGATGTCGCTCCTGCAGCTGCTACATCAGAGCCTGGGTCTTCTGCTACCCACGAAGATGAAATTTCAGATATGATTGGAAATTTTAAATCTGCAACTCCAGAGTAAAAGTTAGCACCTGCACTTGCAAGTACTAAGTTAGCCTCTAATTGGTCAGTGAATGATTGCACTTCTTCTGGGCTAGATGCTGCAGTTGTTACTGCTGCTCTTTGATTTAAGATAGAATGTGGAATAGCTACCCCTCTGTACATTTGGTGTGGAGTTTCGTTTCTAGCTTCTTGGTCCATTTCTTTTACTAATCCTTCCATTTTTCCAGATACTGCTTGAGCCATTGCATCTTGGAATGAGTATTCTCTTTTTTCTTTTGGAATGTTTGTAGATACAGAAGCTCCGACTACTGATGCTGCTATACGCATTTCGTTTTCCATTCTTTCTGCTCTTTTAATTTCAACATCTAACGCATCGATTTTATCGAGTGTGCTATCTACTTCTGTTGCTTCAGCCTCGTTTAAGTTTCTAGTTTCTCCTTCAGCAGTATTTTTAATACTTTCTAAAGTTTCTACTAAGCTTGAGCGAGTCTCTTTTAGTTCTAGTGACTTTTTCATTTTTTTCTTTTTAATAGATTAATTTTTAAATTTAATAATGTGTTCAGTTCGAATTTTTGTTCTCCTTGTTTTCTTTTGTTTTCTTTATCCATATAGTTTGACCTTTGTGCAAGGGCTAGGTCATTTGCTGATGGGTAGGCTGGTAGCGATACTGGGCTAACATCATATAATCGTTTAACTTTTTTGATGGTTCTAATATCTGCACCATTCTCTGCTCGCTCCCAAGCATCGCCATCTTTTCCAATTGTAAAAGCAAAAGAAGACTGAGTAATATTACCAAGTCTCATATTTTCTTTTAGGTCTCGGCCAGCCGTTGTATCTGGCACATCTAGTTCATATCTCAGTCCTGTTTCATCTACGCTTAATCTTAAAGTTCCTGCTTCTGTTCTTCCAAGTAGGTAGTTTGGGTCGTGATTAAAATATGCCCTTACATCGTTGTCTAATACCTCATCAAATGCTCCAGGTTGTATCTTTTCTCTAAAACCTCCCAGGTCTTCGCTTAAGCTATTAAAAACGGCAGCGTGGCCTATTACCACATCTTTTCCTTCTTTTGTGTCTAGTCTGCTTTCTATATTAAAGTATCTTTTTTCTGATGTGTGTTTCTTGTCCCATACATCTACTTTTTCTTTTGTTCTGTATTCGTTATCTTCATCATCATCAAGTTCTTCTTCTTCTTCTTCTTCTATTTCTTCTTCCACTTCTTCTTCTGGAGTTTCACCCATATCGCCTGGAGCTCTTACCACTTCTTCCTCCGTGCTGGCTTCCACCGATTCGGCATCCATTTCCACCTGTTCTTCCAGGCCTTCTTCAAGAGATGCATCAATATCTTTTTCATAAACGATTGTAATGGTTTTTTCATCTTCTATAATTTCGATTATGTGTCTTTTTTTAACTTCTTTATTCTTCATTGTTGGTGCTGTTTTTTAGTGTTCCTCCTTCTATTATATCATTTAATGTTGCCATATTTAATTGCATAAAGTGATTAGAGCCTCCTTCTATTGTTGGTAGTTCTTCTAGTTTTCTTATTTCATCTATGCTCATTGCTCCAATGTTTAGCATTGTTCTGTAGTATTCGCTTCTATCTTTTGGTGTTCCTCTTAACAAAGCATTAACTATAAATTTAGTCTGTACTTTGCCTTGTTCGTTTGTTCTGAATAGTTTAGTGTTCATCTCGCTTTCCATCATTATCAAATATGGCATTAAGCTGTACTGCACAAATTCTCTACTTTGCTCTGAGATATTATTAAAACTTGATTTTGTTAGGTCTCTTAGTAGGTGTGGTGGTAAATTAAATAAACGAGCTATCTCTGTTATACTAAATTCTCTAGATGTCAAGAATTGGGAGGCCTCATTTGATAGACTTATTTGTTGAAATTTTAGGCCCTCCTCCAGAACCATTGTTTTATTTGAGTCTGCTATGTTTGTGTAATTTTCTTGGAATGATGTTTTAAGTCTTGTTATTGCTTCATCAGATAAATGTCTATCAGTAGAAAGTACGCCACTTACTTTTGCTCCGTTTCCAAAGTATGAATTACCATATTTTTCTAGTGCTAATCCATAGCCGATTGCATTTGCTCCTACATCTACTGGCGACATTCCTACCAGTCCATCGTTGCTCATTACTTTAAAGTGTAATATTTCAGAGCTATCTACTATTCCTCCTTGTTCTAGTTCGTAATATATAACCCCTTCGTTTTCAACTACTTTGACATCTTTTGCTACTAATGGTAGTAGTTCCACTGGTCTTGCTCCTCCGTTTCTTTTTATATAAACATATGAGTTTCCTCTTGTCAATAAATCAATCATACATTTTTGTACAAATGTATAAGTTGTCATTTGTGGGTTTGGTTGTCTATGTAATAAATTAAATAATTGATGGTTTGATGCTTGGTCTTTATTACCTTGTTTATCTGTTTCTACTATTGTCAGTGGTAGTTGTGCTACTGATTCAGATAGTATTCTTATGGCTGCCCATACTGCTGTAAACGTTATAGCAGTTTCATCTGTTACTACAATTCCAGAGTTGCTTCCTCTGTTTGTCATTGCAGACAAAAAATTGTTATTTCTTTTTTCGGTTTTTTCAGTACGATTAAAAACACTTTTCAGTGTATCTATTACTCCCATATAAAATTCTGGCTATTATTTTGTACAATTATACAAAAAGATAAACCTTTTACAATGGAGTTTTGTTTCTTATTTTTTTGTTTTTTGTAACTCTGAAGCTATCATATGATGAGTACCTTCTTTTCAAAAAGTGCGTTTCATATTCCTTTTCTGTCAGTTCGTATGCTTCTTCATTGTTTTTCGTTTTTTTGCAGTTTTTATGGAAGCGTTTTTCAAAACCTGCAGGGCTTAGTAGTGCCAGTATTTCTATTCCTATTTTCATAATTTAAAAACTTAAGATTCCACGTTCATTATATATTGAGTCTCCTGGTGCTTCATCTGTCATCATTTCTCCTATTGCCATTACCAGTGCCACCATTCCATCTACCTTTTCAGATGATTTTTGTTTATTAATTTTTATGTTACCTGCAGGGTCAGTTTGCAGTTGTATGTTTTCGCATTGCCATCTAAGTACTGGGTTTTTCAAATGGTTTATTTCTTTTTTAAGTACGAGCTTTTCAAGTTCTTTCGAAGGAGCACTCATACTACGATAGCCTTGGCCAAATTGAGACATCGGTATTCCATCTTGTTGGCTTAATTGTATTATTAATTGACTAGAATTCCATCTATCAAATGCTATAGATTGCAAGTCATAGTCTTTTATTATATCGTTTATGTCTTGTCTTATATATTCGTAATCCTGCACATCTCCTGGTGTTGCTTTTATGTATTCATCTGCTATCCATTCTTCGTATGGTAGCTTATATTTTCTTCCTCTTATTTCGGCTGATGCTTCTGGACACCAAAAGTAAACTAGCACCACATCTTTTTGGTCCTCCATAGGAAAGTATAAAACTAACGAGCTAAGGTCCATCGTTGATGCTAGGTCTAATCCACCCCAGCACTTTTGTCCTTTTAAAGTTTCCAGGTCTATGTTTTCATAGTTTTCCATCCATACTGAGTCGCTTATCCATTTGCTTATTGATGTTGTCCATTGGTTAAGGTGTAGCCTCTTGAATGTGTTTTCATAGCTTGGTAGTTCGGCAGCTCTTTTAGCTTCATTCATTAAGTATTCCTCCGTGATAGATATTCCTATATTTGGATTGGCTTTCCTCCAGGTTTCTGGGTCGCTTATATCATCGCCATCATCTGCTGCATAAATTAAAGGCAGAAATGTATCATCATTTATAATTCCATCTTTTACTTTTTGTGCGTATTCGTGTACCTCCCAGCATATGTTTCCATCTGTTTTGCTTGAGCCTGCCGTTGTCATTGTAAATAATAAAGGTTGAGTTCTAGCTCCTGTTCCTGTTATCATAGTATCGTAAAGCTCCCTAGATTTTTGTGTGTGCAATTCATCAAAAAGTATGCCGTTTGGATTATGTCCGTGTTGTAAACTGGCATCTGAAGATAGCACTTTATAAGTGTTTCCCTTTTGTGGAAATGTTATAGAGTTTCTGAATACCTTAGCCTTGCTACTTAGCATTGGGTCTTGTAGTATCATTCGCTTCGCCAAATCGAATATAATTGAGGCCTGCGCACGATCGCCAGCGCAAGAGAATATTTCTGACCCAAGTTCTGAGTCTGCAAATAATAAATATAATCCTATTGCTGCTCCGAGGCTCGATTTTCCGTTCTTCCGTGCTATCTCACAATAGACCGACCTGTATTTTCTGAGGCCTGTATCCGTATGTTTCCATCCAAAAATTGGCCGTATTAAATCATCTTTTTGCCAGTCTTCAAGTATAAAAAGTTGACCTGCTAGTTCTCCTTTGCAGTGTCTTATATGCGTTTCAATAAAAGCAACGGCACGATCTGCTGCTTGTTCATCAAAATAATATT